TGTTTCGTTTAGTACAGCTTCAGGATATTCAAACTTTACAACAGGTGAGGTTGGGGTAATTTATCAAACAGAAGTAGAGAGATGGACAAATGTCGGCGGTGATGGAGATTCAACAGCAAGAGTAGCTGTTGGTGCAAAATTTGATCTTATTACTAATATTGTTACTAACGGTATCAGTGCTGGCTCAGATGAAGTGTTTGGTAGTAACTATAAGGTTGTTCTTAATAACGGATCATTAAACTTTGTAGACCAAGGGATTTCAACTAATAACGACTTACTACCAGGTAAAATTATAACTGGCTCGTTATCGAAAGCAGTTGCTAAAATTGTAAGTCTTACATCTAATGACGCTAGTAACGGAAATAACGATACGCTTCAAGTACAGCTGCTAACTCCTAAAGATTTTGAAGTAGGTGAAAGCATACTTTACGGAAATACTAGCAGAAGCAAGCAAATTGCTGTTATGGTTGAAACAGGAGTATACGAAGAAGACTATCCCATTAGAGTTCCAGCTAACGTATCATTAAAAGGTGATGACTACCGACGAGTAATTATAAGACCTAAAAAGAGAGCTTCTCAGTCGCACTGGGCTAATACATATTTTTATAGAGATACAGAATTTGACGGGTTAAGTACAGCAGTTACAGGAACACCTTTCTACAACCAGTCAAATAAGAAACAAGGTTACTTTGGGTATCACTACTTAGTTGATGCTGATAAACCTATATCTATAGGATCATCGATTACAAACGTAGGAAAATATACTACAGCCGCAGAAATTATAAGACTTAATAAATCTTTTATTGCAGAAGAAGTTATTGCTTGGGTTGATGCAAATAAACCTAATATAACTTATACTGAAGCTACTTGGAAAACAAGAACAGATTTAATACTAAATGCTATCGCTAACGACATGGCATTGAATACAAACTATAATGCAGTTGATAGAGGATTATATTATCAACAAACAGCTCAAGCAATTGCAGTTGGTGCAAATAAAGAAGCTACAATTAGTAGCATTAGATACATCGGATACCTGGTAAGAAACTTAGCAGCTGTTGTACTAACCCCAGAAGGCATTGCTAGACTAGATGATTCAATTAATGAAATAATTGACATTGTTAGTAACGGGGCACTTAATACTGGTACTTCCGCAGGACCGTTAGAATTTGACTACCCTGTAAACTCAGCAGGTGTTGATGTTGATGCAGATGCAACAAGAGCAAGAAAGCAACTACAAGCAAACAATTTATTCCTACAAGCAGAAATAGCACAATGGGTCACTAGTAATCATGCTGCGGCATCGCTGGATAGTACAAGACTTAAATTTGAAATTGGTAGAGCAATTGATGCTACAAGTTACGATATACAGTATGGCGGAAATAGTGCAGTAAGAAGAGTTGCACAGAGTTGGTACAACGGCGCAACTGAACAATGGACTACCAATACAGCCCAAAGAACAGCAGTTACTGGAGCACTTAATTATTTGTCAACAATTGGTGAAGTAGTGCTAGTTGATAATGCTGTATCAAACTTACAATCTGGTGTATTGCAAAATACAACATTAGACGCAGCTTCAACATCAGAACAAGCTGAGTTTAGTGGGTTGTTGCAAGTAATGGAAGACGTTGTTACAGCAAACAGTACGTCGGGAATACCAAGCGAAACACTACCAAGTGTTACTTGGGCAGCACTACAGTTTACTACAGCAAGAACAGCAATAATTGGAGCTAGTACAACTACACAAAATAGTGTAATTAGTTTTGTTAATACTAACTTTGTTAACTATGTTCACGGTGTAGCTAAATGTAGAAGAGATGTTAAACTAATTTTAGATTCTATAAGAACAGATATAATAAGAGGTGGATCAGAATTTACTACAGCGGCTGCAGGCGAATATTATTATTACTATATTAGTAAGTACGCTGATGGAGGATTTTTAGGGCAAGAAGCAATCACAAGAGATTCTTTGACCCAAATCGGAACTATTATTCAAACGCTACTAACTGGAGCATATGCATCAGGTAGTATTTTACAAAATCAATCTGCTGCAGGATATGCTCCTCCAGTACTCACAGGCGGTGTTGGTGAATCAAACACTAATACTTTAGCTATTAACTTAGTTAGTAGAGTTACATATGCTTTCAACGTAGCATATAATCCACCATTACGCAATGATCAAATGGATATGTTCTTAATGAACGATTCAACTATTATTACAAATATATCTGCTCAAGGTCATGGCGGATTTATGTGTGTGCTAGATCCTGAAGGTCAAATATTAACTAAGTCACCTTACATATTTGCATGTTCTAGTTTTTCTAAAAGTCAAAACAAGAAAGTGTTTAGTGGAGGCATGTACTTAGATGCATATGTAGCAAACCTTCCTGTATATGTTCCACAAACTATTAATCCTGGAGCATCGTTAGGCGGTTCTCAAAACGGAAAAATTAATAACTTTACTCTTTGGATTCGAAGCCTTCCAGGTGAGGGACTATTTTTAAGAGCGCCATTGTTACCTACTCCGTTTTATGTAGAAGGTAGAAGATATCAAATTAATGCTATATCAGATTACGATAGTGGTAATGGATGGTGTAAGGCGTATTTAGATGCAGACTCAAACAGCGCCGATGGGTACGACGAAACACAATTTGCTAACGGATTATATTATAGAGATGCATACTTACAGACATCAGGTAATAGATCATTACTAGCACAAAACTTTACGCAAATTAACGACTTAGGATATGGATTAATTTGTAATAACGGTGCTGTATCTGAGCAAGTATCAACATTTACATATTACAACCATGCTGCATTTTATGCATTTAACGGATCAGAAATTAGAGCATTAAACTGCTCGAACGGATATGGTAACTTTGGATTGGTTGCGGAAGGGGCTGACCCTAACGAAATTCCAGACCAAGTAACACTAAGAGATAAAACAGAACAACCTGCAAAAGTTATTACTACTACAACAACTCCAAACGCAGTTACTGATACAAGTATATACGTTACTGATATGTTAACTCCTCCTCTTAGTAATTCACATATTACTATTGCACACGGAGGTTCTACAGGAACACTTAACTATAATATTTCATCAGTATCTAGTTTATCAGACACTGCTAAGAACGGCGTAAACGGCGAGTTTGGTGATCTTTTGGTAACTGGTGTAACATCAGTTACAAGTATTGGTGCAGCAGACGCTGCGAGAAATTCAGGACAATATAATAACGTACAAGGTACAGGCGGCGCTATTAAAAATATAAGCAACGCTACTCTTGCTAATCCAGTTGTTGTTACAACAACGGCTGACCATAGACTAAGAGACGGTTCTAAAATTGTAATTGCAGCTGTTAGCGGTATGACAAACTTAAATGGTAATACATACTATTCTAAGAGAGTTACTGATACAACCTTCCAACTTTATACAGACGAAGCATTAACTACAACAGTTGACGGAACTGCATATAGCGGATATACATCAGGTGGTACTGTTACAGGTGGTGGCGCATCATTTAATATTGCAGTTAATGGTTCTGGAGCAGCAACTATTGTAGTTAACAGACCAGGTGAGAATTACTTAGATACACAAACTATTACTATTACAGATAGTCTGCTAGGAAGCGGAGGAGCTGCAAGTTTAACATTTAACGTTGTATCGTTTGGTAGTACATCAGGTCCAGGACTGCTTAACAACAATGTTTACAAACTAGATCTAAAAGTAGATTCTGCACAAGCAACAGACTTCTTTGGTGCATTACAGCTAACAGTACCAAACGATACACTTGTAAAATTTCGTACTGTTAAATCACTAATATTTAATGATATTACTGATCCAGCAAACCTTAGTGTTAGACCAAACACAGCTATTAACTTTGATGAAAGTGATACTGCAACATATCGAAGTATCGACTTTCAAACTACTGATCCATACGGAATATCAGTAGGAGCAAATAGTATTTTTACTACAATTGATGCAGAATTTGTTACGCTTAACGTTAGTACAACAGGTGATACAAACTTAGTAGGTGGCAATGGTAGTGCTCAGGGAGATACTAAAATTGCTATCACCCAAATAGGGTCTGCAACAGACATTACTAGAATTACTAGAGATGTTGCAGGATTGCAGCCCGGCGAAGGCGGTTATGCAGGCGGAATGATATTTACTCATGATGGTAAAACTCATCAAGTAACAAATTACGAAAGTGATTCAACTGTTGCATATCTTACTATTGCTGATATAGCAGGAACAAATATTAACTCTGGTTACTCAGGTACTGGATTAAACTCTGCATTTTCAACATCATCCAGTGAACTAATTAAACTAGGTATTAATGCAAATACAACAGCAGAATTAACAGTTTCAATATCTCTTGTTAGAGCTACTGGACATGACTTTACAAATATTGGTACAGGATCATATAACGATTCAAACTATCCAAATATTATCTTAGGTAAAGCAGAAAATTCACTTGGTGAATTTTATACATCATCTGCAACTGCTACTACATCTCAAGTTTGGGAAAGACGTAAGGGTAGAGTATTCTTTGTAAGTACTGATCAATATGGTTTCTTCCGTGTAGGTAAGTTCTTTAGCGTAGACCAAGCAACAGGACTAATTACATTCTCAGGAGAAATTGGTCTTTCAAATGCTAACGCACTTGGATTTACTAAAGGTGTTACTATTAACGAGTTCTCAGCAGACGAAACAATGGTTGACGAGTCGGGTAGTGCAGTTCCAACAGAAAAAGCAGTCGTTAGTTACTTAAACAGAAGGCTTGGAGGAACAGCAGGCGGAAGCCAAGTTGCTGCGTCACCAGGTGGTAATAGAATTGGCATTGGGTATGTTCCGTTAAACGGTGGGTGGCCTATGGAAGGTACTCTACAAATGGGTACTAACTTAGTTACTGGAGTTGCAAACCCAGGAACAGATGGTACAGCGGCTACAAATAAAAACTATGTAGATGCAAGAGTTGGCGACTTTGACTCACTTGTAGATTTAAGAAGTGTTGAGAATAACAGCCAAGCTAAAGACGACTTACTAGTTGCAACAGGTAAGAAAAGAATTTACGTATCTCCTCCAAGCGGTGGCACATGGGCAGTTGGAAATACAATACAACTAGTTAGCAATGCTGCAATTAACGGCACGATTGTAGACATAGAAACTACAACAGATCAAATACTTGGTAGCTCTGGAGATTCATTTAGTGTTAGTATTGTTACATACACTGTAGGAGCAGGAGTATTTGCAAGTGGTAATTCATTAACTAACTCAACTGCAACTGCTTCAGTACTTACAACACCAATGGATGAATGGGCCAATGCTGTAGAAGCATCAGGTAGTGATATTAATATTACTGCTACAAGGATTGCAGCTAGTACTGAGATTGATTTACAAATTGCTCCAAACTCAATTATAAATGCAGACGTTAATGCAAGTGCAGCAATTGTACAAAGTAAATTGTCAATGACTTCAGCTAATACATTTGATGAAGATAATGCTACAACAGGCTGGGCAGGTTCAGCTGCCAAAGTACAAGCTGATTTAGGAATAGCTAAATTTAGTGATGAAAACTTTGAAACTACAAGCGGCTATGTTAGAATTAAAGCAGGCGGTATTGCTGTTGCAGAACTTGCAGACATTGGTACAGGAAATGTGTTAGCAAGAAGTTCCTCAGGAACTGGTGCAGTTGAAGAAATAACATTTGCTAGTGCAATTTCAGCAGGTGGTGGTATTATTGACGGTGACTTTTCTAATACTATTACATCAACTGATGGAGGGTTTCCAGGGTCAGCATTAATTAAGTTATCAGCAGGAGTTTACGGTGTTGCAGCAGTATCAACTAGTTCAACTGGTGATACTATGGTGAGAAGAAAAACATCAGGAGCAATACAAGCTAACAGTTTTATAATTGGTGGTACAGAAACTTATGAAATATTATCAGAAAGTTCAGGAACACTTACTCTTAAAACACCAGCTCAAGGTACAATACTTTCAGCATCGGGTGGAAGTGTAAGTCCTAGTGTAACATATCCAGTTGTTAGTATTCCAGGTAACGTAGACATTGGTACAACAGGTATTACTACACAGTCAACATTCCAAGCAGGATCATCTTATGCAGCAAATTCGTTTGCAGCTGTAGATTGGACATATACTAATTTTATTGAAGCAAATGGTGAAAGAGATGCTAATGGAACAGGAATTGGTCTTGGTGCAGGAACAGGGTTTGCTGGGTCAGCTGCTGACGTTATTCAAGTTGTAACAGGCGGAGCAGTAAGAGTACAAGTTGCAGATGCAACTACAACTATAATTAACGACCTCGCAGTAGACGGTAATACAACACTAGGAAGTGATAGTTCAGACACTGTTACTATAACTGGTAGAGTTGATGCTAACATATTACCGAACGCTGACAACACTATTAACTTAGGACAGGGCGGCGGAACACCATTAAAGTTTAATACAATTTATGCTACTACATTTTCAGGTACAGCAACTACAGCAAGATATGCTGACTTAGCTGAAAAATATCTAGCAGACGAAGCATACGAACCAGGTACAGTAGTTGTGCTTGGAGGAACAGAAGAAATTACAGTAACATCTGTTAAAGGTGATCATAGAGTAGTTGGCGTAGTATCAACTAATCCAGCTTACTTAATGAACTCTGAACTAGAAGGTAATCATCCAACAGACGTAGCAATGACTGGACGAGTTCCATGCAAGGTGATTGGAGAAGTTGCAAAGGGCGACATGTTGATTGCTAGTGCAGTTCCAGGATACGCTATTGTAAATAACGATCCAAGGCCTGGAACAGTAATAGGTAAGTCGTTAGAAAATAAATCCGATGGTGGAAAAAGTACTATTGAAATTATCGTAGGGAAAGTATAATGGCAAAAGAAATAATTAACACAGGTAAGTCACAAAACAAAGGTGATGGTGATCCGTTACGTACAGCGTTTACAAAAGTAAATGCAAACTTCGATGAACTATACAGTGGCACGTTTACTGACACAACTGACTTTACAACTAGTATAATTCCAAGAACTGATGGAGCAATTAGTTTAGGATCAAGTACAAAGCGATGGGAAGACTTATATGTTAAAGATTTTATCTTTATTAATGGTGTAAGACTAAGTGGAACAGCTTCGGGAGATTTAGTAGTTGGCGGGAATGTTGTATATGCTCGAGACATTGTAGGAAGTGTATTTGCAGACGACAGTACATTAATGATGGACGGACTAACTGGTAAACACTATGGTCCATTGATTGGAGATGTGACAGGTAACGTAACAGGTAACGTAACAGGTAACAGTGCTGGTGTTCATACTGGTAGTGTAGTAGGTGACATAACCGGAAGTGTGTTTGCTGATGACAGTTCAATGCTTGTAGACGCGGTTGCTGGTAAAGTAATAATAAACAATAATACTACTGCTGAATTACCAGAACAAGGAAATTTATATTTTACAGATGCAAGAGCTGATGCAAGAGTAAATTCAATAGTAAGTCAGACTTACGTAAACGCATTAAATATTACAGCAACTAGTACAGTAGGCACAGTTGTAGGTACAGTAGACGGAGATGTTACAGGTAGTGTATTCGGCGATGATTCAACTCTACTAGTAGACGGAGTTAATAATAAAGTAACATTAACAAATAATACTACTACTGAATTAACTGAAGGCACAAGGTTATATTATACTGATGTTAGAGCAGATGCAAGAATTACAAATGCAGGAAGTGCAAACTGGAATGCAGCATTTGCTTGGGGCAACCATGCAAGTGTAGGTTATCAAGTAGCTGGCACACCACATGATGGTGACATAACAGGTAGTGTGTTTGGAGATGATAGTACACTACTAGTAGACGGCGTTAACAATAAGATTGTTGGTGCAGTAGACACAGCAAGTTTACGCACAAGTGAATCAAATATAGCATTAGGCAATAGT